ATTAGAGAACTTATTCTTAAGAATGAAAACTTTTTCACAATTTCTTCTAGAAGCAACTGACCCAAAGGGACCTATCAAAAAGTATATGTCCCCAGAGGAGATTGCGAAGAAGCATAAAATCTCTCTTGATACTTTAGAACCAGAATTAAAATTGGGAATCAAGGTTGAGGGGGAGCATACTGGAAGCAAAAAAATGGCAAGGATGATTGCCCTTCAGCATTTGGAAGAACTTCCAGATTATTATACAAGATTGAAAAAAGCAGAGAAAGTTAATGAAGAAACAAAAAGTGGTGATGATTCTTTGCGTGACTGGTTTACTAAGAGTCGCTCTTCTGATGGCACCCCTGGTTGGGTTCAACTGGGTGGTAAATATGCGGGAAAACCCTGTGCCAAACAACCAGGACAAACCACAAAACCAAAGTGTGGTTCCAGCAAAATGAAGGCATCCCTCTCTGATGATGAGGAGCAAAAGGCATTTGAACGTAAGAATCGTCAGGACCCAAATCCTGATAGAGAAGGTAAAGCAAAAATGGTTGCCACTGAAGAAAAAGATGCTTGCTACTCAAAGGTAAAGTCTCGTTATAAGGTTTGGCCCTCTGCATATGCCTCTGGTGCTTTAGTTAAGTGTCGCAAAGTTGGTGCCAAGAACTGGGGTAATAAGACTAGAAAAGAATCTTATGATTACTCCAACTGGAGAGAAGAATTTAAAGCAACTGAATATGAGTTCTTTGATGTAATTAAACCAGAACCACTTAAGTCAAGTTCAGTAACTGAGAACTATACGAGGATACAGTCTCGTGGCACGACTTACAGTATACTGCTAAACTGGAGAGGAAAGAACCTGGGAGTTCAAATGTTCTTCCCACAATTTACAAGACCTTCTAAGGAACAGGTAACTTTCGAAGTATCTAAGATATATCCAGGTGCTATTGTATTATCTTTCAATCCATCAACAAAGGACCCAACAAAACCTTTATTATTTACTGGAGACCTAAATGGACCCAAATAAAATTGTTCTTGAGAATTTAACCAAAAACTTTGAGTATGAAAGAATCGCAAGAGAAATCGATGCGTGTGATGATGTAGATGACCTTAAAAATATCGCAAAATCTTATGTAAAACTTCACTTAAAATATCAAGAAACATTAGCAAGTTTGAATTTTAATAATTTATGACGGAAAAACATTATAAGGGCAATCCAAACCTCAAGGCAGAGAATGTCCAGATTGAATTTTCAACTGACCAAATTCAAGAATATTTAAGATGCAAAGAAGACCCAGTTTACTTTGCATACCTCGTCAGACTGGTAAATCTACGACAGTGGTTTCTTATTTGCTTCACTATGCTTTGTTTAATGACAATATAAGAATTGCAATCCTCGCAAACAAAGCAGAGACTGCAAGAGAACTTTTGGGAAGATTGCAACTTTCTTATGAAAACCTGCCAAAGTGGTTGCAGCAAGGTGTTGGTTCTTGGAATAAAGGTTCTCTCGAACTTGAGAATGGTAGCAAAATTGTAGCAGCATCTACCTCATCATCTGCTGTTCGAGGAAACTCATTCAACATCATCTTCCTGGACGAATTTGCGTTCATTCCAAATCACATTGCAGAACAGTTCTTTAGTTCTGTATATCCTACCATTTCTTCTGGTAAATCAACTAAAGTTATAATCATTTCAACCCCTAACGGGATGAACATGTTTTATAAACTCTGGCATGATGCAGAGAGGGGAAGAAATGGTTATATTCCACTAGAAGTTCACTGGAGTGCTGTTCCTGGTAGAGATGCTGCCTGGAAAGAAGAAACTATCAGGAACACTTCTGAACGTCAGTTTACTCAGGAGTTTGAATGCGAATTCCTGGGTTCGGTTGATACTTTGATTGCACCATCAAAACTTCGTTCAATGGTCTATGAAGACCCATTAACTTCAAATAAAGGTCTTGATGTTTACGAGCATCCAGAGAAAGACCATACTTATATGATGACAGTTGACGTTGCTAGAGGAACAGGAAAAGATTATTCTGCTTTTGTTGTTGTTGATATTACTTCTTTTCCATATAAACTAGTAGCAAAATATAGGGATAATGATATAAAACCAATTCTATTCCCTTCAATTATTGATAAAGTAGGAAGAGCATACAACTATTCTTATGTTCTTGTTGAAGTGAATGATATTGGTGAACAAGTTTCCAATATGCTTCATTTTGATTTAGAATATAGCAATCTTTTAATGTGTGCGATGAGAGGTCGTGCAGGACAATTAGTTGGTCAAGGATTTTCTGGAAAGAAATCTCAACTTGGTGTGAAGATGTCTAAGAATGTCAAAAAGGTTGGGTGTTCGAACCTTAAGACTATAGTAGAAGACGATAAGGTGATAATTAAAGATTATGATGTTATCAGTGAATTAACCACATTCATCCAACGCAATCAATCATTCGAGGCAGAAGATGGTTGCAATGATGACCTTGCAATGTGCCTGGTTATTTTCTCTTGGCTAATCGTTCAACCTTATTTTAAGGAAATGACCGATAATGATATTCGTAAGAGAATTTATGAAGAGCAGAAAAATCAAATTGAGCAGGATATGTCCCCATTTGGTTTTATATCTGATGGATTAACAGAAATGGAAACTAGTTTTGTAGATAAAGATGGAGATAGATGGCATCTTGATGAATATGGAGATATGGCATACATGTGGGATTACAGATAATGGATATAGAAGAGCAGTTTGAACGAGAGTATCTGTTTTTAACTGAAAGAACTTGTAGGGTCTGCAAAGAAACTAAAGATTTAATTGATGGTTTTTACTTGACTCGTAAAGGCAGAGGAAGTATCCCATCCGCATATTCTTATGAATGCAAATCATGTACCATAAAAAGAATACAGGAAAATAGAAAAATCTCACATAAAATAGCAGATAAATGGGAATACCCAGACTGGTAATTTGTTCACTGGCAGTTTCCCCAATATAAAGTTATCAAATAATAAATACTTTTAGACTAAATGAACTTCTTTAAGAGGGGAAACAAATGGCGTTAAATTTAGTATCACCTGGGGTAAAAATAAGAGAAGTTGACTTAACTGTTGGCAGAATTGATGCAGTTACCGACCAAGTTGGTGCATTTGCTGGTCCTTTTGAAAAGGGACCAATTGGTATTCCAGTGCTAGTAGAAACAGAGCAGGATTTGCTTAATGTTTTCGGAAAACCATTAGAAGCAGATGGGCAAAATGAGTATTGGTTATCAGCATCATCATTCTTGTCCTATGGTGGTGTTCTAAGGGTTGTTAGAGCAGATGGACCAACTCTTAATACAGCAAATACAGATTCACTTACATCACTAAAGATAGAATCAGACGAAGATTATAATAACAATAATATTAATGATACAAACTGGGAGTATGCAGCAAAGACACCAGGAACTTGGGCAAATAATCTAAAGATTTGTACAATTGATGCATTTGCCGACCAAATTATTACTGGAATTGGAACTACTGCAAAGCAAACTACAGTAGTAACCAACGTTGCAACAAAAACTGGAAATCTAGGCATCACTACAAATTTAATTACTGGAATAACAACCTCTTCTTTGGTTGTTGGAAATAGAATTGATACTGCATTTTTCCCATCTCTGACAAATATTGCATCAATAGGAAGTAGTTCAATAACACTTAGCAGCAATTCAACAAATACTTCAGTTCAAACTGGTGCTTCATTTACTTTCACACAAGTAGATACAGTAACCGTAGCAACTGATGTTCAGGTTGGTTATGCTGTAACTCAAAGAGTTTCTGCACAGTATGCTAGCAACGGTGTTGTAAATACATTTGAAGGATTCATCAGAGGTGTAATCACTCAAGTTGGAAGAGAACAAATCAGTGTAAAGATTACAGATAGAGTAAGCCTCAGTAATGTATCGGAATCTATTGAATATAAGAATCCAGGAGACGATACAAATAGTTACTCATTTGCAAGTACACAAGATGTAAATATTGTTACTTCTGCTGGTATTACTACAGCATCATTCTCAACTGGATTAGGAACACAGGATTGGTATGACCAACAAACACTTGGTCTATCAAATGCAACCATTTATTGGAAGTCCATTGCACCAAAACCATCCACATCACAATATGCATTAGAAAGAAATTCAAAAAATGATCACATCCATATTGTGGTTGTTGATGACAGTGGAAAACTAACTGGAACTGCTGTCAATATCATTGAAAAGTATACTTTCTTATCTAAAGCACTAGATGCTAAGATTAGTCCATCTCAAGCAATTTACTATAAAAATTATATTTCAAATAATTCCCAAAACATTTATGCTGGTGCTATTAGAACAAATATATCTTCTAGCTTAATTCCAAATAGCACAAATGTTAAGGCATTTACTTTGGAACTTGGTACAGTTGGAACAAATGCCCAATCAACCAAATTTAGTGTTGCTGGAAACAAATCATACACGTTAACTTCTGGTTTGGACTATTCCAATTCTGGTGGAATGTCTGCAACTCTATCATCTATTATTTCTGCTTATAAGAAATTTGAAAATCCAGCAGAATATGCGGTTGATTTCCTCATTCAAGGTCCATCAGGCGGAACTACAATTTATGAATCTCAAGCAAAAGCAAACGCATTGATTGCAATTGCAGAAGATAGAAAAGATTGTATTGCTTGCATTTCCCCACACAAGGAAGATGTAGTAACATCATCAAATTCGACAACTCAAACAAATAAGATAATTGAATTCTTTGAACCATTAACTTCTTCATCATATGCAGTTTTTGATACTGGATTTAAGTATACTTTAGATAGATTTAATAATAAGTTTTTATATCTTGCAACAAATGCGGATATTGCTGGATTGATGGCAAGAACATCAAATCTGAATTATCCTTGGTTCTCTCCTGCAGGTTCTGTAAGAGGTTCTTTAAATAATGCCATTAAGTTAGCATATAATCCATCACAAACTCAAAGAGATCTTCTTTACTCCAAGAGAGTAAATCCAGTGATTGCTTCCCCTGGTTCTGGAATCATTTTATTCGGTGATAAGACTGCACTTGGATATCCATCTGCATTTGATAGAATTAACGTCCGTCGTTTATTCTTGACTCTAGAAAAAGCAATTGAAAAGGCAGCAAGAGCACAATTATTTGAATTTAATGATTTAATCACAAGAACAAACTTTGTAAATATTGTTGAGCCTTACCTACGTGATGTAAAAGCAAAGAGAGGAGTATCAGAATTTGTAGTTATTTGTGATGAGTCAAATAATACTCCAGATGTTATTGACTCAAACCAATTCAAAGCAGACATTTTTGTAAAACCAGCAAGGTCAATTAACTTTATTGGTTTGACATTTGTTGCCACCCGCACTGGCGTCAGCTTCTCCGAAGTAGTCGGAACTGTTTAATTTCATAGAGGTATCTAAAAATGTCAAATTCAAACACTAATAATTTACCAAGTTACACTCAAAGAACAGTAAGTGACTTCAAATCCAGATTAGTTGGTGGTGGAGCAAGACCGAATCTTTTTGAATGCGAA